GCGCAACTCCAGGGCGACGGCATGGACATTCCTGCTTTGCGCGATCGTTATCAAACCACGCGGAAATACATGATGCCCTTACTGGAGTACCTCGACCAATGCGGCGTCACCGAACGCCGCGGTCCAAATCGCTTGCTGCGCGACGCGACCGCCGCGATTGTTTAGGCGATCTAAATCACCGTAGTCGGAACCACATTCGAGGCCTTTTGATACTGCACGGCCTGGAACCAAACATCGCGGCCTGCGGCAGATAGCGGCAAGGGGAGAGACCAGTCGACTTCACCCTGACCGTCGGTAAGGTTGGGGCCAAGTAATGGCGCTGGGTTTCGCAATCCCAGTTCCACGTCGAGTGGGGCGACATAAACCGAGGCCGTGCCGACAAAGCTCACGGCAATGTAGGTTGGTGCGTTGGCGGCTCCATAGCGCACGCGGAAATCCAAATCTTCACCGCTTTCTGCAGGCTGCGGATTGATTTCCAACACCAATCCTGGCGTGGGGTCCATGACATACACAGTACCTAAACCAAAGTATCCAGGTTCATCGTGTCCAGACCCTGCCAAGAACACTCCGCTGTTCAGGGCGAGAGAGAAGCCAAAGCCGCGAGCCGATCCGGTCGCCCCGAACCTCGGCGAAGGTGTCGCCAAACCAACCTTGCCGGTCGTCGCCAGCCGGAAGCACGTCGTCGGGGTTCGCCCGGCGCCAGGTGAACAGGCTTATGATGACGGCCCGCGCCAAAGGATCGAGCCCCGACTGCACAAGTTCGACCGTCTCCCCATCAATGACGATGGAAAGCGGTTGCGAAGAAATCAGCATTCCTAACCTTCCGGGTGTTCGGTCGGCAGCGCCGGCGGGTCGATGCCGTGCTCGGTCGAATTGACCGTTGCGCCGGTCGTGTAAGTGTCATCGTGCCAGACCGCGACGCCTTCATGCGTGCGGCGTTCGCCGAGGCCTGCGACATCGGTTTGCAGATAGGTGCGGCCGTGTATTTCGACCCGGTCGCCATCGAGGCGAAGAACGCCTGCGGTCGAGACCAAGACGTTGTTTCCGTGCAACTCGAGGCCGTTGCGCTTTACGTGAACAACCTGCCCTTGGTCGTCATAGAGCGCCGCCTCGCCATCCGGCAGGCCCGTTAACCGATATCGCCGATCGGCAACCGAAATGACGATTCCGTGCGACCGGTCGCCGCCGACGAACAGAACAATCGCTTCGGCGCCGGGGTGCGCTTTCGACGTGAACCCGTACGGTTCGAAATGCTCGATATCGGCTTTCTGTTCGCCGGCGAGCATCGACAACGTTGCGAGCTGCAACCCGCCCTCCGAATTGAGGCTTTGCAGGACGGCCCGCGATACCATGCCGGCAATGCGCCGGCGGATCGGCGCGAGCGCCCGCTCGAGAATGCGAAGGTTCATTTCGAGGGTTCCCGCCAAATCCAGTTATCTTTGGCGATGGCCGATTGCCCTTGCCGGCCGGAAGCGTCGGGTAGTTTCGGCGCGAGTTCCCAAGCGGCCCGCGGCGCGACATTGAGGGTCGCCGTCGTGCCGTTCTCGGAAAGGCTATAGGTCACTTCGCCGATGAGCATATCGACATTGAAACCGATAATAGGATCCTTCACCGCGACGATTTGGTTCGGTCGCCAAAGCGACCCGTCGGCCTGGCGCCAACCCTGCACGGTGTAAGTGGTCGCGTATGTCTGCCCGGCGTTATAGCCGGCCTGCCAACGGGCTTGGTCGCGAAGACTGGCAAGGGTCGGCTGGCCGGTCGCTTGGCCGATGCTTACGCGCTTGCGGGGAACGCCGCGGTCGGTCGCAACGCCCTTTTGCCCGGCAACCGTCGCGGCATAGTCGAGGTCGTTGCCCGAACGCTGCCCAAGAACCCGGTACTCGCTGAAACGGTCGCGGCCGTCGAGTGAGGTCGAGGCGGCGAGCACGTTCTCGCCGAGCACCAACCCCGACGAAGCCCGCTCGCTGCCGGCGCGCGTGAGTACCAACCGGCCGCGCGCGTCGTCGGTCAACAGCAATTGACGAAGCGAGGCGATCCGAAGCGCGCTTTCCGCGACGGTTTCGCCGATTTCGATTTGATGCTCGATGATCGAGGCCCCGACATCGACCGCGGCGACAACCTCGACGCCGTAGGGGCCGGCAAGGTCGGCGATGATGCCGAGCGCGCTCTTGCCCTTTATCTGCCCGGTCGAGTGCAGAACGCTGCAATCGACAAGGTCGGCGGTCAGGCTTCGGCCGGTCACCGAAACCTGTACCGCCCGCGCGTCGTACGAAATCGGCGTTCCGTCGACATAGCCGGTCAAAACGAGGTCGTTGTCGATAAAGACCTCGACCCGGTCGCCATAGGCAATGTTGCGCGGGCCGGCTTCCGCGTCTTTCCATTCGTGAGTGACGCCGACGGTAAAGTCGCGCGCCATGCGATCGAGGCCGGCCGTTATGCTGATATCTTTCCAGCCGTCGTATTGACGGCCGCCGACGACAAGGCGCGCGGTCATTCGCTCAACACTCGAACCGGGTCGTCGGGATTGATCCATGCCGGATGCTGGACCTTGTTGCGCGCAACGATTTCGTCGGCGCGGTTCGCGTCTTCGTATAGGTCATAGGCCGCGACGACCGCCGGGCCGAGGTTCCGCTCGATCGTGACCACCCGCGGCGCACCGGTGGCGCGCGTCGTGATGTCCTGCACGGTGTCGATGCGAAGGTTCTCGAGGCCGCGAAAAACGGTGTCGGTTGCCGCATTGGCCGAGGCATCGAGTAGAAGCCCGGAAATGTCGTCGCGGGCCTCGACCGCGTCGTCGAAAACGAGCCAATCGTTGACGCCCGCGGCCCGCGCCATTTCGGTAAGCGCGGCTTGCTGCACAAGGTCGACAATCGCGCCGCTATTGATGGCCTGTTGAAGTCGGGAAGCCGTTTGGACAAGCGACACGACCGGCAGCGCGATCGAGGCGACTTGCTTTAGCGTCCCGATGGCATTGCCGATAAAGGTTGTCTCGGTGATTTCCGCGAGCGGGTCGCGCACCGTCGCCGCAACCGAATTCCAGATCGAAGTACCGAGCGCTTCGACATCGAGAAGCCCGGAAACGTCCAGGCCGGTGATGTCGAGGGAAACGGCCTCGCCGGCGATTGCATCGAGTTCGCCGCCGATTGTGTCGAGGTCATCGAGCGCGGCATTCGATACGAAATCCGGCAGGCCGTCGACGGTGAAGCGCTCGCCGAAGCTTTCGATGCTGGCCGCCTGCGCCGCCTCGGCCGAGGCAAGAACCTTGTCCGACGTGTCGGTCGTGCGCGAAGGAAAGGCGAGTTCGCCGGCCTCGACAAACGAGAGGTCGACCCGGCACATTCCGCCTTCGTTTTTCGAATGCGTAACCCGAACCTCGCCGGTCGAAACAACGTCGACCTCGCCGTAGAACGGATGCACAAGTTTTCCGACGCCGGGCCGCTCCAAGGCCTCGACGAGCTGGTCGCGCCGTTCCGGGTAGTCGTCGCCGATCAGGAAGGCCGTAATCGCATAGGCCCGCGCTGAGCGGCCGAGGTCTTCGGCGTAAGGCTTGTCGCGCTGCGGGTATTCGTGAATTTGAACCCGCCGGCCGGTCTTGAATTCGTCGCCCTCGACCTCGAAGGCGATTCCGCGCCAGGACGCCGGGCGAAGGGTATCGCGCCACGACATTACATGGACCCCACTGGGCTCAAGCGACGGTCGCCAACGTCGGCGTTCATTTCGAAGTCGCCGGTCGTCTCAGCCGCCACGCGGTAGCCTTGCGGGGCCTGCACGGTGACATTCATTTGCCCCTCGACGCGGTTGTTCTGGGCATACAACGAAGATGGTCCGTCGACTCTATCTACAGCCCTCCGCTTCAAAGAATTGTCGACTGGGGGCGCCTCGTCATCGCCGCTAAAGAAACCGAGAAAAGCATCCTTCACGCCCGTAAACTTCGACTTGGCCTTGCTGGCGATAGAAAGGGCCCATTCAAAGTCGGAAACGAGCTCTCTCACCGACGCGGCGATACCGTCGAAC